TATACGTGATTTCAATATCCATAGAGGTTCCACCTGGAACTACCATTGCCCCATTTTTATAAAACGAATCGGATAAATTTGAAATTTGTTTTTGTAAAATCGACTGTATCTGTGTCAATTCCCTAGCCTGCACACTATATCCAGGTTTAAATAATATTTTCAAAAAACCTTTATCATTATCAAAATCATCATGATATGGAGTAGTATTTAAATTTATAGTCATAATTTGATTCTCATTGTTATCTATGTATTAAGTTAATATTTATTAGAATTCAAATACAACTTTTATATCTTCTATTTGATCTATAGCACGTGACACCGGCTGTCTATTCTCAATATATAATACTTTACCTCGTCCACGTTTTACGTCAAATGACTTCTCATTAGTAGTTTCATAATTAGGATGATTTGGTCCTCTATACATTTCATTTTGTGCAATCATATTATTATAAGAATTTATAGGGTCACTTATAATACTAACCTGTCTAAACACTGACTCATTACCAGATACGGGGAAAAATGGAATAGTTTTAGAAACATTTAAATCGTCCCCCAACGTTGCCTGTTCATCATACTCTAGTTTTAAAGAAATCATACCATAATATGCCCCCAACTCTTCGACCGCATTAAACCCGTGTCCGTGTAGAGGTGATATGATTGGTCTAACTTTGCACTCAACAAACCCTAGAGCATTCTCAGTGACATTACCTGCCCCTAATGAGACATTACCATCACCATAAGTATAGTCAATACCTTTATTTAATATTACCACCCTATTAACTTCATTAGTAGTAATACGTGCGTATCCAGAAAATCCAGTTCCATCACCGGTTACAATAACAGAAGGTGCTATAATTATCGTCTGTATAGTTCCCAACTCCGCAGTTGTAAACGTGAACGGTGTTTCTACACTCCATGTGAGATTCCCACCACTCACTACATTATCAATACCAGCATTAGTAGTATGTAATACTCTAAATGCCCCTGAATCAACAGCAGAGGTGGTTTGAATATATATAGAATATCCAGTAAAATCAACCCCGTCAACGACACTTGCTGGTAATGAACCAGTACCAGTATTTAATGAGGAAAGAATTGAAGAAGTTAGGGTTGTCACTATTATATTGTCATTATATCCATGCCCACTAGATTGTGTTGTATCTAATACATCAGGGTCACTACCGTCATCTGGTAATACTCTAACCCAATCAATTCGTCCAGAATTTAAAGATGACTGTGCATTTTCTTTTATTTGCCACTGTGTATAATCTGCCGTATTTATTGAACCAGGATCTGATGATATAAATTTAACAGGCATATAATCTTTTGTTAAAAATTGAATAGCATCTAACATAAAGATAGAATACATATATTTCCAAACGTAACCATCCGCAGTTTCAAATGGTTCACCTACCAAAGACCCACTAGGGGATATGGTTGACGGCACTTTAGTGACACCGGTTGTCCCATTCCACTTAGAATTATTAAGACACTTATATACAGAATATTGATTATCAGTACCAACCAACACATATCCATTAGGAATAATAGATTCACTTCTAGTATTATCATACATTTCATATACAATACCAGATGTCCAATCTATCCTTGGGGCAGATAATGTTATACTGTCAGGGTTAACACGTTTTATAGATGTTAAATTAGATAGTATATCAAACGAACCAGAAACCGAATCATCTGGGGTTGGGGGGTTGGCATCATCCCACCATTGTGAAGACTTACCTACTCCTAAATAAATATTATTATAGTGTGATTGTGTATAATATAACCAATTATTTGTAACTCCTGTTGCATGTGTAGGTGCAATATCCACTGGAATATCATCTATTGCAATATAAAGTCGTTTCTGATGTAATACTGTATCACCACTGCTATAGGTGGTGGCAGATCTCCATTGAGGAGCATTCAATTTTATAGATTCTATAAATTGTTGTGCATTAAATATTCTTAATTTATTTGTTATAATCGCCGACATAATTATTCCTTTATATTCGTATTTTAATTTAATCTCTTAGTTCTTTTATCATATTTAAATCATTGACATTCCAAGTAGACCGCGGGATGGTATCTTTGGTATATATTGTCATTATTGATTCATGTCCAACATTCACTCTCTCATGACTATAATTAGTTATATCATTTATCTTATAGTTTAAAAAATCATTATCCTTAAACCACTGTGGTGTATTGTAAAATTTCATACGTTCTATTGATTTATATGTCATACCAGATATCTTATTATATTTAGTATCCGTATCTTCTTCTGTTACAATCAATATTTTAGGCAATATATCTATCTCTGAATCTAATACCGCATGATAATTACGTTCATATAAAGATTCTATTATCTCTATAGTAGACGATGGCCAGATATGGTCACCATAATCAGTTATACCTAAATTCTTATTGAAATAATGGTTGAATTCCTCAATTCTCATCATAGGAGTTATTATATTCTCTACAATAACTGGATATTTTTCTATATCAACTCCATGTCGCAAAACCTTCATGACATCTTTTATTGTAGTCTCACCGTCATTATCAATATCCCACCTAGCAACTCCATTAACTTCTGACATCAAGAATTTTTTAAGTTTCTTAATTCTTGGTGGATTATGAACTATATCAGTTGCTATTTCAAGTGCAATATCGTGTACCAGTTCACTAATATCTACTGTATCATATTTATAATTAAATTGTTTTAAATTATAATAAGTCCACAACGTCTCATCTATAAATCTATCAGATATATCAACTATAGATTTAATAACATTTGTCTTATTGTATGTATATTGTCTAGGTGTCGTCCCATCTATGACACCACTAACTTTATAATTAGTATACGGTGACACTAACACTTCATCAACATTAGTATATCTATATTTCATGAGTTGTTTATACTCAGTACCAGATCTAAATCTGAACTTCGTCCTCTCTAGAGACTTAGTAGATACTCCTAACGTTGGTATTTGATGCAACCTCTTATTCAACCTTATCACAAACTTATCATCCCTCGCATCACCACCATTTGCGACAGACCCTACCCAATTATTCGACGATGACTCCACATTGCCACGTGACCTACTATCCCACCGTATCTCTACAACATTCGGGTAATCTGATTTTATTTCATTAGTCGTATTATCATATGGACCCTCTCCATCCGGTATTTCTCCCATAGATATAACATAATCCACACCCAGAATAACATACCCCCCCATAAACTTCACAGAGAGAACTTGGAACCTGCCCCAATTATAACTGCTATCATAATATTTAAATACGTCTCGCCGTTTATAAATAACAAAATACGACCCGATAATGTTGTCATCTTCAAAATAAGACAACATGGATTTTTCAAACATGTCTTTGTTGTTGAGGCCGACGAAAGTGATTGACGACCAAGGGTCACTATCAACAACTGGGGTTTGTCCAACGTCAGAAAGGTTAATATCTTTATACAACCCATACCTACCACCGCCAGAATCAACAGTTGACAACATGTTTATAACACCACCAACATGATCGGTTAATACTACACCACTATTATCATCAACGTGTACATGTGATGTGTCACTTTCTAAATATTGTGTAGTATCCTGAACCCCTGTCATTGGTTCATCACCAAATTGTAAATTATCATAATACATAATGTCGTGATGTGCTGCTCCCAATACATCATTAATATCAATTAATTCATCTGACATTTCTAATAAATTAGTACTACTGTTAAGTGTTATGTTTCTAGTCCATTTCCCAGCAGCATCCATATTATCAACTGTCAATTCTACATTTTTAATAATTTCATATAATATGGCACTTGACGCTATTGTAATATCCTTTCTATCTACAACTTCCGTCTCCAAAACAAATTCACCAAACATCATCATTCCTGCAGGATGAAGTATTTGTTTAACAACATCACGCCATTTATCAATTACAACACCACACCTCAATACATAAGAATAATCTTGCCACAACAACCCATCATGAATTTTATCATCTGCTGACGGATACCCTTTGCGATTACTAAAATATCCTTCTCTCACACATAACGGTCCTGTTTTAACATTTATAACCGCTTTACCATTACCAATCGTAGATAAGTCAAATGTTGGTGGAATGTCATATCCAATACCAAAATCAGTATATAATGAATGTTTAATACTTAAAACACTAACATTTTTCACAGAACCGATACTACTACCAATAGTTTTAAATATAGCACCAGATCCAACTGACTGATAATCATCAGTCCAATACGAAACATATGCACTAGGTAACGATTGATATCCATATCCACCATAAATAACTTTAACTTTAGTTATAGCTCCCCTTGACTTATTATTAAATACTATCTTCATAGTATGCCAGTCAGGTAAGGTATATGCAATCAACGACGTATTATTAACAAAATCACCATTAAAAGATCGTTTCCATAACGTCAATATATTATTATCAATTTCCCACTCATCATCTTCAAGAGTAACATTAGTCCTAATAGGATTCATATCCCAATATTTTATATTACTAACAGACCCACCAACACTATAATCTTCAAATCGTTTTCCAACCGATACCCTAAATGTGGCATATATACCATTACATAAATCAGTTACTGGTGGAATACCTGAAACAATAGAAGTACTGTTAGGTGCATTATCCCAATCTATATTACCACCAATAATAAAAGCATCCTCTACATATGTTAACTCATAATTTGCAAAATATCTATCAAATTCTTGAATTAACAACATTGGTGAAATTATTAATTCATGTAAATATCGTAAATGTTTATAAGATACCCTATGTTTTAATAAATCAATTACATCTGATATAGACGTACTACCATCAAAATTAATATCACTTCTTTTATAAGTAGTATTGTTAAGTATAACATCTTCTTGTAAAAAATTATATAAATCAACATCCTTCTGTGCAGAACCAACTAAAATGCCACCCAATTCATGGGATACTGCCTCTAAAGCTTCGCCCCACCCATATATCATATCATTATGATTTTTAGCAAATGGTGCAGAAGTTATAGCAAATGGAGTAAATGATTGTTCAAAGGTTGATGCTGTTGCAACCCCATTAATATGCAAACTACATTTATTAGTATTCATATTAATGTAACAAGATAGATGCATCCAATCATCAGGTGAAACATTAACGTTAGCATAATCTATAACAGGAATGTCTGTGGCATTAAATATAATACTACCACCACTCGCATCATTTACTTCCAATCTAAACCACAACCCACCAATATCAGTAGTATTCGCAGCACATTCTTGCCATAATACTATCTTATTTGTATGTGGTGTATCAAAAAGAGAACATAATGAAAATAAAGTACATTGTGTTGGGTAATAATTATTCGTAGACCCCGCGATATATATTTTAGTAGGTTTATACCAAAAGTCTATAGTAAAATCGTCAGGATAAAGATCAGCTGGGGAATTATTACATTTAGATAATGACTCTCCAAGTCCTTTGACATACAAATATCCATTTTCAAAAGATAAAGTAGTCTGATCACCAAACACATGAGAATCTAATCCGGTTGGATTTATATATGAACCACTATTATTAGAAATACATTCATTTTTATTTAAAGTATATTCTTGAGAAAATGACGTACCATTGGGGTCTTCAATATGACATAACCCATCACGATTACCATGATTTGTCACATATGATCCAACCTTTTGCAAATCAAACATATTCATATGATTAGAATATGCAACACCAGAATCTTCATTAAAATCTAATAACAATAAGTTGGAATTATAATGTATGTCTATATTAGTAATAACAATAGACGTATAGTATGAATAGGATATATCCCACACAGGACTACCAGATATATCGGATATATCAAATTGAGCAAATCTACCAGCTGCAAGTGATGGGTCTTGTATCCACTCCCCAGAATATTCAGTAACAGGTGAGAAACATTTTTCTATTTTAGCTATAGCACCAGACCCGAATGTTCCATCTTCTATAAATGATATCAATTCCCCCTCTATGTAACCATCCCCACCTTCTACAACCTCCACCCCACTAACGTTACCGTTACTTATATCACTAATATAACTACTAAATCCCTGCCCACTTCCACTGTCAGATATATATATATCCAATAATCTATTCATGGGGTAATCCGATCCACCGTTAAGTATGTCAACACCAATAGCACATTCGTAAAGTTGTTCAATGTGAGTTTGTAACTTTTCATCACCACCTAAAGAATATACCATAACTGTTTCTTTAGTAAGAAACTCTCCATGTTGTATATTAGATAAGAAATACTCAATGGCATATAATCCGTTTATATTATGTGTTACATATCTATCAACGGTTGCCGTAGTACCACTAACTACACCTACAACATCAACTGGATTATAATTCACATTATTATAGTTAGTCATAACCCCATCGGCATCCCTATAAGGAACACAACGTATACTTGTATCAGACACCCATATATTATTACTTGGTTTAAATAAATGATTTTTGGGATAGAAAAAATTCACATCTTTATTATAAAATGCATGAAATATAAATTCGTATGATTTCTCTGAACCTTTATTTCTATAAAACTCTTTCATAAACTTAAGAAATTGTTTCTTATTACTATACCTAGCCTTCACCGGCATTGTAGTCTCATCAGTGGAAGCCGACTCTTCACTAAAATATTCTCTATTAACTGTATACTCGACTTTAAATACTACTTGTGACTTAAGAGTAACAATATCATTTCCATTTAAAAACCTGAGAGTATTGCCATCTACTATATAATTACTATCGTCTAAAACTTGATAATCGGTACTACCATGATATTGAAGAATTTTAATCGTTAAACTGATAAAAGAATATAAGGAATTCTCAACCTTAATACGTAGAGTTACGGAATTATTTAATTTAGTTCTAACCTCATCTGGTATAAATAAACGTGGACCATTCAACTCATTTGTAGTAAAATTCAACCATGTAGAACCATTATCAAATGAAGCATATACAACACACGTTCCACCACCACTACCAATTATACTGTCTGGTTGAATTTTAAAAACATTACCATAACTTATAACTATTCCAGTATCATACTCAAAATCACTTTGGGGTGAACCAGGGTTCGTATGTGATATTACTACAGTTCCTGTCAAATATCCAGAAAGAAAATTAATCTTAGCAGGAGTCTCGTTAGTATAACCAGTACCACCATATCCTATACTATAACCATTAACCCCACCATCTACTACCGTCATTATTACTTGTCCGTTATTATCCCCACCATTAACGTCCACATAATATACCCCATCGGTTAAAAAATAACCATTATATCCATCGGTAAAAATAGTATCAATTGATCCACTTAGATTATATGTGAAATATGATTTTGGTGCTATAGCATACTCAGTATGCATACCATATCCAGCCTCATCTTGATTATTAAAAAAATCTACATCAGTCATTTTAATATCAGTATACCCATCACCACCATTAACTTTATTAACTGATGTTATATATGAGTTCTCTACTTTAATTGATAAAACACCACCCTTATTATCAACATTAACATAAAATATACCATCTGTCCATCCACTAGATTCTCCATCATATATAACATCAGATATCCTACCTTTTTGTAATATTAAACTCTTACTATCGTCTGATGGATCAACTATCGTTGTTTCTTCGATTTTAAAGATAAATTCTGGCAACTCTATAACTTTATAATTAGGATTAAATGACAACGATTTAAGTATATCATCACGATCCATCGTTATTCTATTGTTATACTCAGATATTTCACTATATGTACTTGATGTATCTGAAATTTGATTACTTAATACACCAACATCTATAAAATCATAACTATTAACATACACCTTAATAAGTTTAACTTTAACTTTAACATCTAAGTCCTCATAATATGATGGTTCATAATATGATAAATCATATATTGACACCACACCATTTGATATGAAATTGTCTGACTCATATGTTATTTTATTAAATGTTCGATTAGATGAAGATGATATATTCTTTGGAGACACTTCATCTCTAAATCGTTGTAAAGATACTACATCGGGTATTGTTGATGCCAATTCAGATTTAAATTGATCGATAAATATATCTATAGTATAATCTATATCTGAAAATTCAGTAATACGTGATAACAAGTCAATTTGTCCATATTCACGTTCCATCCACTCATAATACAATTCTAGGAATTGTATAAAATTATCATATTCACCTTCATCATTATCTACCGACATCCACATCGGTAACTGTGTTCTAATACCCTCCGATATATGATTTATAAAGTTCATTTTTTTCATAATATCTTAACAGAATGTACACTGTTATCTAACGTATATATCTCATTAGACTTTGCTCTAACATTCAATGTAATCACATCAATATATAATATTTGATTTTCCCTTGCATAAATATCAGGTGATTCTAATACACAAGTAATAGTTATATCAGTTGCATCTTCTTCTTTCTGTAATATAATATCTCGGATAGTTACTATACCAGTATCATAATCAATATCAGATATCACAAATGGATTATCATACCTATTCCCCTCACCATCATGAGTATATGCCACTAACTTACCCACCTTATCATCTGAAAATAAATATTCCCTATCGTCACCGATCAACTTAAATTTAGTAGATGTTATAGTACCACGTTTAATCCTATTAGAAAACTTAGATACATAACTAATTTTAGATTCATGAATTTCATGTGAAATTGATACAGACACAGTTGTGACATTATTGGATATTGAATGATGAGTGTCATCTATAATAGATAGAAACCTAGAATATCTAAAGTAGTCTCCGAAACTATTCAACACATCATTTGAGTATTCCATTATATTAGTACTAACCATTTCCACTATATCAGGTTCCGATAGTAGGGTAGATTGTGTATTATATTTAACTAATGTATTGATATTAATTTTAATATATGTCGGACTCATTAACATAGGCACTATGCCAATTACTGAATGATTCCTCTTTAATTTAAATTCTATATTATCACGTTCATGGTCTGATAGGTATAAAGAATTCTTTGGTTTTATTGATACTAAAACCTTACCATACATGGGTGGTACATTTTCTTCACCACCCCAAACATTAATAGAATCTATATTTGGATATATTTGTCGTAATATTTCTCTATAATCCTCAGCAGTAACTGCACGCCGTTGTGTAGAAAACTCTCTGGGAGCTGAATGTTTAATAGTCTTTATATCATCCTTATCATACCCACCCCAAGTCTTACCAACTACTGATGCTGAAATGGATGGAGCAGGAACGTGTGGTGGTGGTGTAACCCAATTCATATCACCAGATTTATTATTGGCGATACTACCCAAACAGTTAATATATTTAACATTTGCAATAGACCCAGTTGGTATATATTTACCTAATATACCATCACCGAAATATATTTCATACTGTTCATTATATGACTCCTGTAAAAAATAAACCTTGGACTCAGAATCCAATTTCATATTATCATCTTCCAATGTATATATATTTGACTCAATTGAGGTTTCATTCGGTCTAACCGTAACTACCATACTTGTCGTGTCAATGTCTTGATTAGATATAAGATGATGTTGATTAATATCTTCATTATTAATAATAAAAACTTCTTCTACCTGATTACCCTGAACCAATACCATATTATCTAATCTATATACATAATAATCATGTGGTGCCTCATACAGTATATCAATATCCTTCTTAGCATATTGTACATACTTAGGAGTATAATAATGAATATTACCCTTTCCCGTATTAGAATTTAAAGTAAATACATCACCAGTACTAATTGGGAATTTATTATTAATAATCTTCTTGACATTGCCATTAATATCTAGAACCTCATCAGAAATAAACATACTATCTGTAGTTAAATCATCTATCACCGATGCCTTTACTTTAAAAACTAAATCAACAATAGCAGTTGCACTCTTATTCGATTTCGGCATATATCCAAGTAATTTACTTTTAGATACTACATTCTCTCTAAGTTTAGCAGTATCTAAAAACATTTCATTAGCTACCATGTTTAAATAAAATGCCTGGTGATGGGTATTATATGCCAACAAATCTATTAACGTATTTAACCCAGACCCCTCAAAATCATATGAGTTAAATGTTTGATCCGGATGACTCTTCATATAATTAATTATACTTGATTTTATATTATCAAAGTCTAATTCTGTAAGTTTTATATTTGACATAATGGTTACTTTATTCTCTCTATTGGAAATGTAAAACGTATTACGTGATCGGATGTCGGGATGACATATTCTATTGTAATATTTATAATATGTTTATTATTCTGAAACTTCCCCTCAGCAAACGATACATCAACAATATCCACACGTCTTTCATATCGTGATACTAATTCACGTATAATGTCAGATAAATGAGACATTAAAGAAATATCATCTATATTCTCAAATAATTGACTATACACATTACCACCGAAATTGATATCAAATGGTCTTTCATATATATTGGTTAATAATATATTCCTTAATGATTGATTTATTGATGAATATGAAGTCATATGGGTTATGTCATTATTAGATATACCCTTTTCATTTAAATCAATTTCCCAATCAGTCTGTCCGTTATTCATAACAGATTCCCACTTTCTAAATTTCAAATCAATATCATAGTATTGGAATTTTTTCTCATATCGTTTATTCATATAATTAACTACTTTACTAGTTTAAATTGATTTTCGGTGCAGTTTTTTTCATATTCCCACCGCTGTTAGTTGTATGTGACCCACCAACCTTTGCATCCCACGATCCGTTTACTTTTATTTTAACAGAACCGTTAACATATATATTGAGATTACCAGAGACATGTAAATTCTTATCTCCATATACTATTTCATAGTCATTACCAACTATTTTAGTTACTCTATCACCATTAGGATGATATTCTTCAAAAGAACCACTCTTATGATAAGTATGAATCCTTTCAGCACCAGGAGTATCATCAAATTCTTGATGGTGTCCTGAGTCAGTGCTTAATACTTTATTATCAGGATAGGTAGGAGCATATTTAGTTGGTGGCTCTGAAAATAAAGAATTATTAATAACTGATGATTTTTTATTTGTTACTATAGTATCGTCAACTACACTTCTAGCTAATCTATTAACATCGGATTCATTAAGAACACTATTGTATTGTGACGTTTCTTCTTTATATGGATATACTTCTGTTGGATCACCATAATCCAATTCATCCTCATCTGGACCAGACGGTATTCCAGGAATAGTACCCATCATTATTGGGTCTTGGGCACTCTCACCATCTCTGAAAAATCCAACAACCCACGAACCCAACATAATACCGGTTGGAGATATACCAATACCACCAATTGATGCCGATGTTATTGGCATCATAGGACTCGCCCACGGTAACTTGTCAGTTGGCAACATAGAACGATTGTTATCATGTAATCCAATAACACGTACACGACACCTACCAATCATTAATGGATCATCGGTATCTTCAACAATACCATGAAACCATATGAAATTATTCATACCCATATAAGAATTCATTATAAATTTAATCCTATTCTGTCTTTAGCTACATCAATACTCATAATATATGAATCTCTAGTTATTATATGTGTTATGTTTATAATCAACCACTTACCAGCATAAATCTCATCACGAACAACCTCATTTCCAGGACGTTTTACCGGAATTTCTATTTCTAATAAGTCACCAACAGCTAGTGAAGTATTACCGGAAACTTCTATATTCATCTTTAAATTATCAAATAACTGATTACCATAATTATATTTTAAAATATTATCTGATATATTATATTTATTTAACTGATTGTGTGGAACTAACATAACATTATCAGGATAATATTTCAACATAGAGTTTGGATTCTTACTCATTAATGGGTATAACCGACTCTTTATTTCTCTTTTTCTAACTTGATACTTCTCAGAATCTTCATACCACGAATGTGTTGTTTTCTTAACCTTTCTATGTACAACATCACAACTCATAACACCAGATGCATACATACCCTTGGTTATATTATCTATAACATTAAATCTGGATATAACTTTATATGATATTAATGACCTATTTTCTTCTTCTTGATTCTTCATAGTTCCATAGCTATTAACATTCTTACCAGAGCCCCGATATTTATATTTAATACTCTCATCGAAAAATGATTCAATCGACTTAAACATATATTCACGATTGTTCTCAAAAAATACATAAGATGTACTAGTATCATTATGACACCTAGAAGACAACCAATTTATACACCTAAAAGGAGACATATTAGGTATAACTAAGTCATGTTCGTCCATACTTTGTTCAACTGATATAAATTTATTTGAATCAATATCACTTTCGTTAAATATATCACTTGCAATAGAACTTCCATATCCAGATACATGTCTTGATATCTTTTCTTCAAAATTCATAGTAAAGTCAGTAGTAACCAACTGCAATACATATTCTATAGTCTCGTTAACTGTCTTTATATCAGTTACGGAATACACCTTCATACTCAACTTTAAAATTTCAGCACTATTAAGTTCTGACTGTAGCCATATATTCACCGTCTCCTGACCTACTATTGGTAATGTAACTAACATATTCTCAGGATCTTGTATGATGATATCAACATGCATAGAAGATGTAAACATACTTTCATATATTCTCACCTCCTTAAACCATTCTCTTAAATCATAAGTTGTAGATGAATCATATGAAGTCAAGTCTAATGCCCAAAACTTATAAGCATTAAATGTAATGTTGGAAGTTGTCATAATATATTAACCATATAAATTATAAGTTTCTTGAAGTGTTAGGATAAAGTTGGTAATATGCATTGGTCGTAATAATCGTATTTTTCTATTTTTATCATTCTGATCCATCATATATTCATATTCACTCACAGGTTTAAACTCATTCCTTTTAATTTTATCATCTATAAACTTATATGTGGTTTCGGTTATATCATATTTCTTTATAATATGAGTATAATGGTGGATATTCACACGTGCATTTCTAATATCACCAAATTTTGATTTTAATCTACGTTCAACCGCACTAACAGGTTTAGGCCATTCATCATATATATTATTAATATCATTTAACATTAATATAACCCAATATAATGAAGGGTCATCATAATAATCAGCTGATATACTTTCAGGGGTATCCTTATCTTTAACCGTGTAATCATACCAAGTATCAAATGCATTCAACCATATATCATTAATATCAACGGATGTAAATATATTTTTAACTTGTCTTGGTATACCATCATAATTAGTATATCCGTATAACATCTTCCCAGAAATATCAGTTACATTTAACTTTAACTCTGGACGTATAAGTTCTGGCATATAAATAAACATTAATAACCCCCGTCTTCATCCATTACGTCATCTGACGTAATTATTTCAAGTTCTTGTACCGATAATGTCATGGTAGTGCTATAGGGGTATTCTGTATCACCCTCCATCATACCAAATACACCCTCAGAACCATATGTTATATTACACGAAGTTATAACCGAATCTTTAATCCTGGGCAATTTCTCTAGACCGTTATCTGTACTACCGGGTGATTTAAATCTTATAGATATTGAATCTGGTACTGTATACCAAACATTATTAAAATTAGGATACATTCTAGCACGAAACCACTTAACAATTTTATAAACTACTTCTGCCTCATTTTTACTTTTAGGTACAAACTCAAACTCAAACTCAAATGTTCTCATACCCACACCCTCAAATAATAACTGTTTATTCATATTTTGTATCACCCCATGTTTTTTCTGAAAATCAATACCAGCTTCATCCCCATCGGTAAACGACCCCATCATATTTCTAAGTTTTCCTTCGATAGCGTCAGCCGAACCTCCAAAATCACCATGTTTGTTAGTCCTCGCGGCACCAAAACTACCCGAAAACTCAGCTTCTCCCCAATTGACCCCACCATTTACATTTATCACAGGCGGGATATATAAATGAACAGCAATGTTACTCTTTAATGCAGATTTAGTTATTGCTAATGATTTATCATCCCCCTTATCAATCACCCAATTACGTTTTTCGCCAGCATATTTCTCATACTGGCCTTCGGACGAGTCTTTAAACTCCAACCAAACACGAATCTCTTCTAAACCATCATCATGTGTATGAGGAATCCCTATTGTTTCTGGATACTTTAAAAGGTCGGCGGTATTCCTTTTATTTTGAGATTGCCGGATTTTATATTCGGGTTTATCGCTCATTATTAGTTCCTGGCATCTTATGTGTCCGTTTTATAAATATAATTATGAATATTATTATTATTATTTATAAGTCATAACAGTTATGAAATACCATAAAGGTAGATATATACCACATAACAAACAAAAATACATTGGAGATATTACCAATATAATTTACCGTTCATCATGGGAAAGAAGATTTATGAAATATTGTGATACCAACTCATCAATAATTGAATGGGCATCAGAAGAATTATATGTCCCGTATGTCTCACCCATAGACAATAAATATCACAGGTATTACCCAGATTTTATCATAAAAGTAAAATCTAAAAAATCAACAAAAATAATAATGATCGAAATAAAACCGTCAAGTCAAACAAAAAGACCAGAGAAGGGTAGGAAAAAAAATACTACATACTTATCCGAAATAAGAACATGGACAATAAATACTTCCAAATGGAAACACGCCCTTAAATACTGTGCAAAGAAAAACTGGGAATTCAAAATTTTAACTGAAGAACATATATTATAATGCAAAATTTTAAACAACTACTAAACCGTCTGTCTTCAACAGGTATAAAGGCAAACACAAACAAGTCTCGCGAATGGTTCAGAAAAAAAGTAAGACAATCTGGGATAAACAGAAAGTCGTTGATGATGGACAAGGACAGGTTTTCTTCAAGAATAACTGTAGGGAAAATGTATTGTTACTACTACAACCCCAAACACTCTAAGACACTACCTTACTACGATGAGTTTCCGTTGATATTCGTTGTGGACATAAATAAGGGCGGGTTCTTAGGGATTAACCTTCATTACGTTTCCCCGCGTGACAGGCTTTTGATTATGGAGTCACTATCAACAATTGTGAATGATAAGCGGTATGGGAAAAATGCAAAGTTGGCTTTATCTTATTCGGTATTACAAAAGATATCTAAATATAATATAATAAAACCATGCTTAAAACGGTATCTGGTTAGTCACGTTAGAAGTAACTTTATGCAAATAGACGCAAACGAATGGGATATTGCAATCTTTCTACCAGTACAGAAATTTAAAAAATCATCTCCATCAAAAATATGGAATAGAAATTAAAGGTAAACATAATGTCAGATTTCTCTATAACTAACTTTAGGTCAAATATCAATCGGGCTGGTCTATCATTTTCTAACAGATATATCATAACTATTGCTCCAAAAAAATCACTGTCGGACGGATTATCATCTCCACTATTCGGTTACCATGAAGATTTGCGTCATATGTCATTACGCATAGACTCATTCGAATTACCAGGAAAATCTCTCTCAACAAAAGAAGTGAAACATTACGGACCATTTAAAAAAATACCATATGCAATGACATATGAAGATCTTCAAGTTAATATACTATTATCACAAAACATGATTGAACGTGATATAATTTCAGATTGGATGAACTATATATATAATTACAATTCATCAAAATTAAGATATTTCGATGATTATGTTACTGAAATACATGTCACCACACTTAACAATCAGAATGAAAAAATACATATAGTTAAATTCGTAGATGCATATCCTACAGGAATAGGAGAAATTTCATACTCCTATTCCAATGCAGAGGCAAGTACAATACCAATAACATTTGCATATAGGAAGTGGGTGGAAGTTCCAATTAACTTAACATCCGAACATTAATGTTAACATTTAGATTTAAAACCTATTCATCGGAAACAATAATATCAATTAAACAACAAGGATAAAAAATAATTATGACTTTACCTACTATAGTGACACCGATATATAAATTAATAATACCATCTACTAACAAATCAATAAAATATAGACCATTTCTAGTAAAAGAAGAAAAATTGCTATTAATGGCAAAAGAAACCGATTCAATTGTAGATAATATTGAAACTATAAAACAAATAATTGAAAACTGCATACTGTCAAATATAAATGTAAATAACTTATCTACATTTGACATAGAATATATATTCATTCAATTACGTTCAAAATCAGTAGGTAATATAATTATTTTAAATTATGAACACGATTGTCCAAATAATGAAGATCAAAAACAAATAAAATTTAATGTTGACTTAGATAAGGTAACTATAGAAAATAATAACACAAATAATATCATCAAAATTAATGATGATATCTCAGTCGCACTAAGATACCCAACATTTAATACATTAGAAAGTATAGACGTAACTAATAATATCATTTCTGATATCAATATACTTGCCAAATCTATAGACTATATCACTGATGGAAATATAAAACACGATTCTGCCGACTATACTCATGATGATATTATTGACTTTTTGGAAGCATTAACATCAAAACAAATTAAAGATATATACCGTTTTTTTGATAATATACCAACAACAGAATTTAATACAAATATAAAATGTCAAAGTTGTGATTTTAATAAAGACATAAAAATTACAGGCATTACTGATTTTTTCGTATAAGTTTATATTATGATAATCTATTAAACCATTATAAAACAAATTTCTCATTAATGCAATATCATAAATATAATTTAACTGAATTAGAAAATATGATACCATATGAAAGAGAAATATATATAACGTTATTAATAGAATATTTACGTGATTTAGAGAAACAAAAACAAATGATAAGAAAATGAATATACCAACTAAAATAATAGAGATATCAAAGGCAATAGATTCACTTAGAATATTCCCAAGAATATTTATATCTGTTTATATGATATTGTTATATGATGCAATTCAATGGTTTATGTTGTTGAATGCACCAACGCCAGAACAGACTACACTTATATCAGTAATTACTGGTATAGGTGCAGCTTGGTTTGGACTATACATCGGATCAGGCAATAAAAAATAAAGAGATAACATATGACTACATTAAATGATATAACTGGTAGATTACAAGAAGAAAATACGGATAAGTTATTACTCTCCTTGCAAGATAAGTTATTAAAAATACAAAATAATATAGACTCAGACTCTGGAAAATTCTTTCTCAAAGAATTAGAAGATATTATAGATAAATCTGACACAAAATCTCAAAAAGGACTAAACAAATTAAATAATAAATTAACTAATTTAAATAGTTCCATAGGCAAATCAAATTCACTTAATGAATCAGAGAAAAACACATTTAGAAGTGCCATATCAGAACAGAGTGAAATTGTTAATAACAATACAACATTAACCGCTAAAATTGAAAGTATTGTAACAAATAAAAAAGAAGAAATTGCCGATAGAGGATTTAATACAGATATAGGTGGGGCAGTAATGGCAGTAACGGGTTCACCCGCATTTGGTTTAGCTGCAGGATTTATTCAAGATAAAATACAAGACAGAATTAAAGAAAATGTCGAATCTGAACATGAAAGAAAAGAACAAGAATCTAGAATAAAACAACATGAAGAATTAAAATCAAAAGAATTTGATTTCTTAAGAACACAAATATCTGAACAAGACGTAAAAGATAAATTTAATCTTACTGAAGATGATATACTAAACAAGTCAAGAGAAAATAATACAACATATGAAGAATATTTAAATTCATTAAAAGATTCTATTATAGAACAATCATCTCAAAATAAAAAAACAAATGAACGAAATGACGAAATAAAACAAGAAGAAGATTCTATAAGAAAAAAATACGGAATGAATGATAATGATAATGTATCATCCAGCGCATCCAGAGAACCAACCGACAATGATAATGTATCATCCAGCTCATCCAGAGAACCAACCGACAATGATAATGTATCATCCAGCTCATCCAGAGAACCAACCAACAATGATAATGTATCATCCAGCTCATCCAGAGAACCAACCAACAATGATAATGATAATGATAATGTATCATCTATATTCCCAACAAGTTCTACCAGTACTGGACAGTCAATAGAAACAATAAGAGAACAAAATAGACAAGAAGAACAACAAATTAATGAACTGGAAGATACTAATAACCATCTAATAGATATTAAAAATCTATTAGGTCAGAAAGGTGGTATAGGTGGTGCAGAAGAGGAAGGTGGTTTCTTTTCAGGTTTACTTGATAGCGCTCTAGATATGTTTGGTATAAAGGGTATCGGGTCGGGGATAGGCAAGCTTGCCTCAAAGGTATTGCCATCTTCATTGATGACAATGATACCCAGCATCTTCGGAGGATCAACTACCGCTGCTTCTATGACTACTCTAATGAGTGGTGCGAGTTCCACCGCAGGTGCAGCAACTACTGCTGCGGCTGGAGGCAGTGGTCTAATGAGTACCATTGGAGGACTTGCCACTAACCCAATAGGACAAGCTGTATTAGCTACGGCAGCTCTAGGCGCAGGTGGTTATATGTTATGGGATCATATGAGAGGTTCTGAAGAATCAAAGGCTGCATTAGATTCAGCAGAAGAAGCGGGAGCAATTGAACATAACGTTTTTGGCGAATCTACAGTTTTAGATGGTGGATGGGAAAAAATCAAAACAATGAAACCTGAAGCAATACAGGCTCTCGCAGATTATGATGATTGGGATGCTGGAGCCAAAAAGGGATTTGATGAAATACTAAATCCAAAAGCTAAAAATACAAAGGACTATCAAGAAGGTAAAAAAGAAAAAGAAATAGCACAACAAAAATTAGATACTTTTAATAATGAAAATATTAATTCTGAAAAAATTACAAAAACTAAAAAAGATATATGGGGCGACGATGAGAATTACCAAGAATATAAAGATCCTGAAATTCAAAAAGAAGAAAATAAATTAAATACGGATTTAGATTCAGCAGATAAAAAAATAGAAAGCGCCATTCAAAATGAAGTGAATAGACTTACTCCAGGATATACAAAACCAGATTTTCCAGATGACCCAGATGATGTGAAAGATGCTGACTTTGAAAATCATATGTCCAAACTAAGAATGTTATCCGGTGTTGGATTAGTAGATTATACACCATTGGCTAAAGATGGTGATGACAAATACTCATCAGAAGACGTTTCCGAAAAGGCAAATTCAGGACTAGGTGGTCTTTGGCAATGGGATAGCGATAGAGAATACACAGGTGAAAATGCACATCCAAAGGTAGTGGATAATATCATGAATATACTGGCAGAAAAATCTCTTAATGCTGGGTCTAAAAACAACATAGAATCAAGGGGTGAAGTAACAAATACTAAAAGCAAACAGGCTTTCGAAGAATCGAAAGGTGACTTAGATAAAAAAACTGACTCAACTAAAAAAACTGACTCAACTAAAAAAACTGACTCAACTAAAAAAACTGACACCGGAGATTACCAACCACTAGACACATCTAGATGGTTGGATTGGGGTAATGGTGATATGTCTGACTTATATACAATGGACGATGGTACATCATTAAGTTATAATTACTATAAAGGACAACGATATAAATGGACAGAAGAGGATATTCTATCTAAGTATAAACAATTCAAGCAAGGAGAAAAAGTTAGCATAGGGATGAATGCAATGCCACAAGACCAAAATCATCTAAATGAGTTTTCCCCTTATTTTAAAAAATTACAAGATTCCGGACAACTAGATAGAAATATGTGGGAAACAAAAACACCTTATAAATCTAACTCTAATAATATAACAACACAACCACCTAAAACTAAAATATCTGAAAATGATGAAAAACAAACAGACGAATCAACTCTATTAGAAAAAGCATATGATTACACTCCTGTAGGTATGATGACTAATATGATGGGATTTACTACATCTGAATCCGATAAAGAAAAACAATCAGTTGACCCTAAAATTAGTTTGCCAAAGTCAGAAGAAATGACCGATGTGGAAAAAGAGATTGCTGAAGAAGAGGCTGAGCTTGATCAGCAAGCAAAAAAAGCATTTGGTCAACCCCCAATGCCAGAAGAATGGAGAAAATACTATGAAACACCAGATTTTCCAGATGACCCAGATGATGTCTCTGACGCTCTCAACGAAGCAAAACTAAAATATAAATTAAGTAAAATAAAATATAAGAAAGGCGAAGAGTGGAAAGAGTATAGAAAACCTGCAAGAAATCCTGGCAATTCTAGAAGTGAGCGAGCAGCGGATGAAAAAGCAAAACTACAGTATAAATCAAACCTAAGCAAAAAAAGTAAAACAGGTAGTTTGATCGGTGGTGAACCTATTGGAGATGAACTAACCGATATGCAATATTCCGCACTGAAAACTCAGCAAAGAATGAACAGCCCCTCTATCACCGGCAGACAATTGCTACCCGAATATCAACAACTGATGCAACAATACGAAATGGCACAATCTAAGAAAATTAAACCATTCAATAACCCTAACCAAAGTAATGCCGCATTAAGACAAAATGAATTAAACAATGAAAAATCTAAATACGAAGACAAAAATAAAAAGGAATCTAAAGACAGTATAATCAATGCACCAACCAACAATGTAAATAATTCTAAACAAAACATTACCAATGTAATAGATACTTCTAAAAATTCGTTTAACCAAGCTAACAAAGGATTACGCGGTGCGTTTTAATTAATGAATTCTTTGTCAGTACTGATTTTGGTATCTGTGTTGTTAACTAATGTTGTTGTCAAAGAAGATAAAAAAAATTATTACCATCAAAATCGGAGAACACTATCAACATTTTCCATATTTACAGGGAAACAAACCGAACACACGGTTATTTCTGTACATGGTATCTCCGAACATTCTTCAACTTTCTCCAATCTACAATCATTCCTATCTTATGATAATGTAAATCTATTGTCATATGATATTAATGGATTCGGGAAAAATATTGAAAAAAATGTCGGTATAGATGCATGGAATAAACAACTACTCAATAAGATAGATTATGTAATTCAATCTTACCCAAACACCCACATAACCCTTATAGGTAATTCTATGGGGGCAGCAATTATACTTCATAATTATGTGAAATTAAAAAAATACATTCATTCTAAAACTGGTAGAAATCCTACTGTAATTCTTATTTCTCCAGGTATCATAAAACATCACTCTGTATATTCACCGTTCAAATATATTCTCAAGTCATTTGATTTTAATATATACTATGACTTATTACCACAATTTAAAGTATCTAATTCCACCGATCAAACTGAAATAAGATATAATGATAATCTTATTAGACACTATATTAATTCTAATACACTTTATCACTCTATCAATATTATGGAATCAGGGTTCAATAATATTATGAAGTTGGGAGGTGATGAGAATATACATATTCTATATCCTGACAACGACCTCCCAATACTTAATGATTGGGAAACGTCGCTCCCATATACTCATACTATAAAATATTATAATTCATATCACCTTCTCCTTAATTCGAATGAATCAATTATGAAGGATATTCTCAAAATTATTACCGATCAGGAATAATTCACTAATATATTAAGATATTTTCAATATTATTCCCGATCAGGAATATCCTCAACTTCCTTTTCAGTACCGACAACTCCCTGTAATGTATTTAATAACTCAATACATTCTTCTACTATCAATGATCTCTCAGATGGTGTCAATTGCGTGGCAAAAATCGTATTCCGTATACCCAATATCTCATCTAAATGGTCATCCGTTATCTGCGGATTTACTTCCTTGTATAGTGCCGAGGAATATATTCGGAGATCATCTGCAACTGAATGGATCTTTACATCCTTTCCAGATTTCTTGTCCTTTATTGTCTCATATACTGACCATGTATTACGAATAGCTGAGGAACACGTCATTAATTGCTCTGCCGTTTCATAGATAGATTGCTTTATGTTTTCTTTCGGAGATGATACTTTGTTTGCCATTGACTTATCTTCTGATATCCTCTCACGATCTCTATCTTCTTCAAGATAAGATTCTTTAATTCTTATCTTTTCACGTGCCTCCCATTCAACTTGATCCGGAGGACTTATGCAAGAATATAAACAGTCCGAATTGTCAAACGACGAACCCGCCTGAGCATTTGCAACAAAACCCAGAACATATAATATACTCAAAACCCATAATATACCTACCAATATTATTACAAACCGCACTATTAAATCCACACTGAACTTCTTTATTAAATTTAGTATATCTCTCATATCTCTCACCTATAATATAATTTCGGTACTCTCTATAATGATATCATTCACTGGAACATTCTCATGCTGACGTACCGTGATTTTCTCTACTGATGATAGAGAATCTAATACATCCATCCCCTCTATAACTTTTCCAAATACAGCATATCCCCAACCCTGTTGCGTCTTACCTGTATGATTTAGAAAACTATTATCTGCGTAATTTATGAAAAACTGTGCAGTTGCTGAGTGCGGAACTCCTGTCCTTGCCATGGATATAGTTCCTCTCCTATTAGACACACCATTGTCTGCCTCATTCAGTATCGGTCCCTTAACAGTTTTTTGTGTCATTTCGTCGTTTATCATCGGCTCAAATCCACCACCCTGTATCATGAATCCTGGTATCACTCTATGGAATATTGTACCATCATAAAAATTTTCATTACAATAACTTAAAAAATTCTCACACGTTACTGGGGAATTCTCTTCATCCAATTCTATTACTACTTCTCCATAATTCGTTATCATTTTTACTTTTTTCATTTTTTCACCTTTTCAAATATTTTTTCTAAATAAAATTTTTCAAATAAACACTTTTTCACAGAGTGAGCCTTTACCCCTTTCTCGGCAACCTACCCCACTTCCTAATATAAAGTGTCAAGCGTTGATTACTATCTCCAATCAGTAGCTATATAATATACTAATAATGTACATGATATACCAATTAATATAGGTAATAATAATATAGCTATAATATAGTTGAATATGTTAATATTATCTGTTCTCATAGACTCCCACCTCATATTATTACTTTTATCCACGTCGTCTGAACGTTTCCATCGTTTCACTTTCTGTATATATTCATCTATATTATATACTGGTTTAGTATATGATTTACCATTAGAATACATGTATATATTATACCCAAAGAGTAGACATACTAATATGGCTACTCCAAAG